ACGGTGTGATTATCATTATAGGCATGAACTGATTTTATACGGCTGGAAGGATGATGGGGCGCATTATTTCTGCGACAAAAGAAACTTAGATACCGTCTTTGAATACGATAGGGGCGATAAGAAGATTGAGCATCCAACCAGCAAGCCGCTTGATTTGTTTGCAAATTTCATAAGCAATTCAAGCAAGACCAGCGAGCTAGTGTTAGATCCTTTCCTCGGCTCAGGCACAACCCTAATAGCAGCCGATCAACTAAACCGCATATGCTACGGCATGGAAATAAGCCCTAAGTACTGTCACGTCATAATAGAACGCTACAAAAAGCATTGCGAGAAAACAGGCAAGAAGTTTAAGTGCAAGATTAACGGGGAGCCGTTCGATGGCTAGACCAGTTAAAACCCTAACCGACGAGCAGCGCAAGCAAGTGCAAACCTTAGCAGGGTACGGACTTAATCAAGAGCAGATAGCAAGAATGCTAGGAATGCACCGAGAAACGCTCAGGAAGCACTGCAAAGAGGAGCTAGAGAAGGGTAAGGATGTTGCCTATACCCAAGCGTTAAACTCGTTATTCGCCAATATTAAAAAGGGTAAGGAGGCAAGTCTAATCTTTTACCTTAAGACTCAACATGGCTGGAAGGAAAAGACGGAGATTCAGCATACAGGCAAAGACGGTGAAGCATTAGTTGATAGAGCAAGATCGGAGGCTCCCGAAGAGTGGCTGAAAAGAGCAGGCCGAAACTAAGACCACAACCAGGGCCACAGTTTGACGCGATCCAGGCTGATTGGTGTCCAGAATTATTCTTTGGAGGTGCCAGAGGTGGAGGCAAATCTTATTACTTATTACTAGATTACCTCCAAGACGTGAACCGCTACGCTAGCGCATGGCAAGGCATAATATTTCGGCGCTCATACCCAGAGTTGCAGGATCTAATACTTAAATCACACAAGATGTACGCAGGCACAGGGGGCGAATGGCTAGAACAAAAGAAAGAGTGGCACTGGCCTAATGGAGCTTGTCTTAGATTCAGATACCTAGAGCACGAAAGAGACGCAACCAGATACCAGGGTTTTGAATACACTTGGATAGGGTGGGATGAGCTACCGCAATGGCCGACGCTTGATAGCTACTTCATGCTCATGGCGTGTTTGCGTTCCCCTCATAATGTACCAACTAAGCGAATCAGAGCTACAGGAAACCCAGGCGGCGCAGGGCATCAGGGCGTTAAAGCTTATTTTATCGATCCAGCCCCTACCGGATATAAGCCATTAGGCGAGCGCGGCGCGTGGCGTATGTTCATACCTTCTAAGGTATTTGATAACAAAATACTACTCGAAAACGATCCTCAATATATTGATCGACTTAAGAGGGTTGGTTCTGAGGCATTAGTAAGGGCGTGGCTAGATGGAGATTGGTCGGTTGTTACAGGTGCATATTTTGATTGCTGGAGTCCTGCCAACACAATTGATCCGTTTCCTATTCCTAGACATTGGTCAAGGTTTATGTCGTTCGACTGGGGAAGTTCAGATCCATTCTCCCTTGGTTGGTGGGCGGTTGCAGATGGTAACACTACTATCAGAGGGTACACGTTTCCTAGGGGTAGCATTATTAAGTACCGCGAATGGTACGGAGCCAGCGCACCCAATAAAGGATTAAAACTCTTTATAGAACAAGTAGGTGAGGGAATAAAGCACCGCGAAGAAGGAGAGATCCTTGATTACCGAGTTGCAGGCTTAGACTTATTCGATAGACGCGGCGGCCCTTCACTTGGGGAGCGTTTAGCCGATATGGGCTTATTCTTTCAAAGAGCAGACACAAGCAGAGTCTCAGGGTGGGATCAGACTAGAAGATTTATGATCGGTAAAGATGGCCGACCTGATTTATACTTTTTTTCGACTTGCACAGACTCGATCCGAACTATACCGAGTTTGCAGCACGATGAGCGAGACGCAAATGATGTTGCACAAGGTGAAGACCACGCAGCGGATGAGTGTAGATATGCCGTAATGAGTAGGCCAGACGTTACAGACGCTCCGGTAACTATTCAGGAAGTGATCGCAAATCAATATGAGCAGCTAAAAAAACCTTTAACCCTTGAAGACCTGTATGCTCTAGAAAGGAGCGCAGGGCGGCGGTAATGGAAGAAATAGAAAACTACGAACAGAAAGAAGATCAGGAAGAAGCAGAGCCTAAACAGACGGCCAGCGAAGAGGCGCACGAAGTCAAAGAGTGGCTTAACAAGATCAATCTTCGCAAAAACGCGCCGCTTAGAAAGAAATTCATAAAAGAAGGCAAACAAGCGATCCGCAAATATCGCAATGAATCAGCTACAAGCTCAGAATATAACCCTAAAACAGCGGACGGAAGCTCAAGCCGTTATAATGTAACGTGGTCAAGTATTCAGACCATGAAGCCGAGCTTTTATAGCAGACTCCCGAAACCCGTAGTGATCAGGCTCCACAAGAACAATAACCCAGTAAAGAGATTAGCCGCTACGGTCGCCGAAAGATGCGCTACTTTTTCTCTAAAGCAGGAAGAGGACGCATTTAATCAAATAATGGAGGCGATAGTAGAGGATCGGTTGCTTCCAGGGCTAGGAGCGGCAAGACAAGTTTTTGAATCTGAGATGGTTACGCAGGAAGATCCAGAAACTCAGAAAGAGATCGAAATACCAACAAAAGAAAGAGCAGCAAGCAGGTATATATACTGGCAAGATATCGTTTATTCTCACGGTCGGATATGGGCTACAGATGTTGATTGGATCGCGATAAGGCATCAACTAACAAAGAAGGAGATTAAAAAACAGTTTGACGATCCAGAAAGACAGTTTTTCCCTTCAAAAGAGATACGCTGCAACGCTACCGATCCCCATGCTGATAAGGTACTTCCAGATGATGATTCTAAGGAGCAAGCAAAGAAAGCTGAGATTTGGGAAGTTTGGTGCAAGGAATCGAGAAAGGTTTATTTTGTATCAGAAGGTCTAAAAGATAAGTTTCTCAAGGTGCAAAAAGATCCTTTAGGTTTGGATGGCTTCTTTCCGTTCCCACGGCCATTAATGAGCACATGCACCACAGACGATCTAGTCCCTGTATGCGATTATCGTATCACTAAAGGCATCGTCGAGGATTTAGACTTTACCTATTCCAGAATATCCGAACTTGTAGACGCGGTAAGATTTGTAGGCTTACACGACGCATCAATCACTAAAGAGATGATCCAGATGCGTAACCTTAAAGACGGCACAACGCTACCAGTTAAAGCGTGGGCTAATTTTGCCGAGAAAGGGGGAATCAAAGGCTGTATAGACTTCTTTCCAGTTGATAAAGTGGTTCAAGTAATTACCGAGCTAGCGCAATATGGTCAGGGGCTTTTATCTCAATACTACGAGATTACAGGTATTCCCGATATTATACGAGGGTCATCAGCTCCAAGTGAGTCAGCAACAGCACAGCAATTTAAAGGGCAATTTGCTACAATACGTATAGCCGACAAACAAGCCGACGTTCAAAGGTTTTGCAAGGATCTAATCTCAATCAAGACCGAAATCATATTCGAGTTATTCAGTGATCAAGCTATTATGCAGATGGCTGATTATGATGACATGAGCCCAGGAGAGCAGCAATACTTTCCACAAGCACTAGAGCTACTTAGGAACGATAGAGCGCGAGAATTTGCAATTGACGTAGAGACAGATTCAACCCTTGCGCTTGATGAAAATAGCGAGAAAGCCGCTCGTCTTGAATACCTATCAAGCCTTGGCCAGTTTTTCCAGAACGCTATGGGGATAATGCAAGTTATGCCGGAAGCTAACGAATTGGCTTACGAGTCAATCAAGTTTGGTGTGGGAGCATTCAGGCAAGGTCGAGAGCTTGAGGGTTTAATAGATGCAACAATTCAAAAGAACAAAGATAGGATAGCTCAAGAGCAAAAAGCGCAAGCACAAGCAGCAGAACAGCAAGCAAATCAGCCCCCACCAAGAGATCCGGCCGAGATAAAAGCAGAAGCAGATATGATGATTGCTCAATTTAAGGCAGAGCTAGATCAACAAGTCATGGCGCAAAAAGCAGAAATAGAACAAGCCAAGATAGGCATAGAGCAACAAAAAGCAATGTCTAAAGCAGATACAGAGAGATTACTAGCACAGCAGAAGATGGCAATCGAAGAAATGAAAGCTCAACAAGAGGTGTTATTAAAGAAATACAAAACAGAGGCAGACATCCAATTAGAAGCCGAAAAGATCCGCAACGACCTAATGAAGATGGTAGCAGGTGCAGGGGATTCAGAACAAATTAGAATGATGCAGGATCTAGGTTTAGCCAAGAAACCGTCAAGTAAGAAGCGAGTGAGAGTAATCAAAGACGATAACGGCGACCCTATTGGTATGGAATCTGAAGAGGTGCAGTAATGGCCGTTGTCACCAATAATAAAACCGATTTCGATAGCGATGCTAATCCTAGTATTGATTCAAGGGCAGTAGGCAGTACAGGAACATTAGAGGGGGCGAAAACTCAGGTTGTTACTTGGGGCTTTGCTATCCGTGATTATGATTATATCGGCGTCACTTATCCAACAGCTACGCAAGAAGTTTTTGTTTATAAGACCGGAGGTAGTGGAGGTACTACGCTTGCTACTTTGACGGTTGATTATACGGATTCAACTAAGGCTAATATTTCGGCGGTGGCTAAGTCATGAGCGGCTATAAATTTAATCCATTTACAGGAAATTTAGATAGGGTTGGTACTGGTTTTAATACTGGGCAAGTCGAGGTTGATTTTGGAGCAAGTGAAGACGGTAATGCATCGGTGACAGTCTCGGCAGCATGGGTAACAAGCTCCTCAATTATAACCGCAACACCTTCAGGAGCAGCAACAGCAGATCATGATCCAGATGATTATGTAGCGGAAGGCATAGGCGCTCAGGCAACAAATATTGTGGAGGGGGTAAGCTTCGACATCGTTGCATATCCTAATGAGACAACGTGGGGAAAATATTTAATTAATTATATCGGGGCTTAATATGGCACTTAAAATACAATCGGGCGCATCAACAGATCAGCTAACGATCAACAGCAACAAGCAAGCTTTAGTCATGCCAGGACAGATAGCTACGCCTACATTAGTGGGTGCGGTGCGCATGGCTTCAGAAAATGATGCTGGAACTATAACCGGAACACCTTATCTTTACTCACCTGAAACCGATGACGATTACAGGCTCAGAGTTAGTCAGGATTTAATTTTTGACGACGAGACATTTAACTATACAGCCCAGAACACGAACAAGCATAACTATGCAATAACGACCTTAGCGAATACCTGGGGAACAGGCGGCATATTAACAAACTCTGGCTCAATAACGACCACAACCACAGGATCTAGGGTAAGAACTTATGCTTTCTTCCCTATCTACTCAAGCGGTGTTAGCGCCTACATTCAAACCGAGATGTCATTTTCGGCGCAACCAGTAGCTAATACTATTGTGGATTTTGGCCCATTTATTGATAGCGCAGCGAATCCTTTTACTCCTACTGATGGCGTTTATTTTAGATTAAATAGCGCAGGATTATTTGGAGTTGTAAACCATAACGGCAGCGAGACGACTACAAGTGTTCTAAACTTTAGTTACACAACAAGCACGGTTTATAAGTTTGTAATAAGTACAAATAACAACGCAACAGAGTTTTGGATTGATGATGTTTTATATGCAGAGATTGTTACGCCGCTAGGCCAGGCGCAGCCATGCATGAGCGCAGCGTTGCCTTTCGCTTGTCGTCATGTAATTACAGGCGGCGCGGCTGGAGGTGTATTTCAGGCGACTATCAGAGGCTATGGAATATCAGCAGGAGGATCGGGGTTAGTTAGAAATCCAGGCGAATTAGGGAATAGTGTTTATGGATCTTATACTGGCCTTTCAGGCGGCACTATGGGATCTCTTGCTAACTATGCTAATAGCGCAAATCCGACAGCAGCCGTCCCAACCAACACCACAGCAGCTCTCGGATCAGGGCTTGGCGGTCAATTCTGGGAAACTGACACCTTAGCAGTAACAACGGATGGAATTATAAGCTCCTATCAAGTACCAGCAGCTACGGTTTCTTTAGCAGGGCGTCGGCTAAAAATCACTGGGATAAAAATCGATTCATATATTCAAACAGCACTAACAGGAGGAGGATATAACGCTCAGTGGTCGCTAGCTTTTGGACATACTGCGGTTTCGTTAGCAACGGCAGAAGCTACAACAACCAAGGCACCGCGAAGAATTGCATTAGGTAGCAATTCCGTAGCCTCTGCAGCGGTGGCGCTAACTCAATTAGCATCTATATCCCTCGATTTTTCTTATGGCCCAATTTACGTAAATCCAGGCGAATTTGTTCAGACAGTTAAAAAGAAAGTGGGAACCGCTCCAAGCGCTGGAGTTGTAGCTCACACGGTTACTTTCGTTTACTCATGGGAGTAGTATGTGCTTTGGTTATTCAAGCCTAGTTTCAGCTCAGGAGAATCTCCTGACATAATTGACATCGACGGCGTTTTGCCAAGGTTTGACCGTCGAACTCTTAAGAAGCTTAAAAAGAAGTTTAGCGAATATACATACCAAGAGAAAAGAGATCGGGAGTTTAAGCGTAAAGTAAGGGAAGCTATAGAGGCAGCAGCCCAAGGAGAGCCAGCCCAGGAAACGCAAAAGGCAGAAACGCAACCAGAAATTGAGAGAAAAGAGGTGGAGATAATCAGCCCCTCTATTCCACAAAAATCAATTGACTGGAAACTATTCGATAATGTCATAAAACGGCTAGAGGTAGCCAGCTTGCAGCGTCAAAGGTTGATGCTTTTGAAACAAAAAGAACGCCAGCAAGCTATAGCCGAGTATGAAGCCTTAGTGACTGAAGCTTTTGAGCAAGCCTATCAGCAGCACCGAAAAGAAAAGAATAATAAAATAATTCTAGATATGATGCTTCACTTAATTCTTGATGATTAAGTTCAAGTCGGAAGATTTATACTAGGTTAATCAACCTATCCACTCTCAGAATATGCAGCATGAGCAGCAAGCGTATTTTGATGCGATATAACAAAGAAACTGGACAAATGGATACCATCTTCGAGGAAGACTTGAGGGAGGGACATTTTGTTATCACAGACGAGATACCCCCAACGTGGCATCCAGTAGACGGTCAAGTTTATACATCAAAAAGCGCAATCCGACGTGTAACGGCGGCGGCTGGATTGATTGAGGCAGGAAATGAAAGTATCCGCGCTCCTCATCCAGAAGAAAAAGAAATTCCAGGCGAAAGAATAGCCGAGGCGTTCAAGCAAGCTCGTGAACATTTAAGAGATCCACGCAACTTGCGCGATTACCGAGAAAGGGAACGTGATAGACGCGGTTTCTTACGAGAGGTTGGTTTAACAGATGAGTAGCATCAGAGAAGCTTTGCAAGAAGCTAGTGAGGAATTAGGGGTTGGATTAAAAGACGAAGCGCCAGAGACGAAAGAAGCGCAACCAATTCCAGAAGAGCCAGAAATTGAGGCTCAAGATGGTGAAGGTACTGAAGACGAACAACAGACCGAACCAAAAACAGATTTACCAGAAGTACAAAAAGCGGAAACCAAAACACCGGAGGCGCAGCCAGATCAGCCAGCGCAACCAGTAGAGTCAGTTCAACCGCCTCAATTCTGGAAAGCGGAGCACCGCGAACATTTTGCTAAAGCTCCTCCCGAAGTTCAAAAGGCTATTGTGGAGTATGAGCAGCAGCGGAATCAGTGGGCTAACCGAGTAGCAAACGAGGCAAGAGAGGCAAGGACATTCCAAAAGCAATTTGGGAGCGTTATTGAGCCGCACGAGCAGAGATTAAAACTCTCAGGAGTGCAGCCAATAGAGGCAATCGATAAGCTTTTGAGGTGGTCGGATATTCTAGACGATGAATCTACGCGAGTAGATGGATTTAATAGATTACTGGCTACTTATGGACTTACCCCCGAACACCTCACGCAGCAAGGCCAGAACGGATCTACAGCCGATCCTGTTTATTCACAAATTAACTCTCAACTCTCCGAGCTAAAGCAGTGGAAAGAAGATCAATTAAGAGCGAGCCAGCAAGCGCAAGAAGAGCAAGCAGCTAGAGAGTTGCAGAATGAGATAGCGACAATACAGGCAGAAAAAGACCTGGCAGGAAACCCAATGTTTCCGCGTTTCGGTGTTTATTCTCCCCATATGGCGCAGATCATTCCACAACTTCGAGAAGCTTACCCAATGGCAACAAATGCCGATCTGATTCGTGCTTCATACGCACAAGTAGATCAGCAGCTTGGAAAGTCGTTCCCTTCAGCGCCAGCACCTCAACCTAAAGTGGATACAGAAAGAGCAGAGAGGGCAAAAAAGGCAGCGTCTATCAACGTGAAGTCTAAGCCAACAGTAGAAACCCAATCGAGGCCAAAAAACATTAGAGAAGCTCTTAGCGAAGCATACGCAGAGCTAAGTGGTGGTTAAAAACTTTTTTGGAGATTTAAATAATGGCTAGTCCTAACTATAGCGAGCTTTTATCGCTCACTATGCAAAAACTGGAAGGAGAGTTAGCGGATCAGATTACAAATCTGAACGCGCTAACAACTGTTCAAAAGAAATACGACATGATCTCATCCTTCGATGGTGGGCCAAAGATCGTACAACCTTTGGAGTACTCAGAAAACGGAACATATTCGCGCTATAGCGGCTATGAGTCGATTGATATTACTCCTCAAGATGTATTTACAGCGGCAGAATACGCATACAAGCAAGTAGCTTTAAGCGTATCAGCATCAGGGCTTGAAATACTTCAAAATTCAGGTGGATCACAAGTTTTTGACTTACTTGAATCACGCATCCGCAACGCTAAAAACACTTTCAAGAATCAATTTCATATTGATTGCTTGGCAGATGGTACAGCATCTAGCGGAAAGCAGATCGGCGGTTTGCAGCTTGGACTATCAAGCACACAAACGAGCGGAACTGTAGGCGGTATCAATAAAGCTACCTGGACATTCTGGAGAGCTAACACACAAACAGCAACTCTATCATCAAGCAACGTACAAGCTCAGATGAATAGCCTTTGGCTTAAGTGCGCAGCTCGCGGCGGTATGATCAAGGTGATTTTAGCCGACGATACAACCTTTGGATATTACGAGACGAGCTTACAAAGCATTACTCGACTTGTAGATCCTAAAAAAGGATCGCTAGGTACGCTTGGATTTAGCTCGTATGCATACAAAGACGCAGAAGTGGTTTACGTGCCACAGCTTGCAGGTATGCCTTCGGCTACGATGTACTTCATCGATCCAACATGTATAGCACTTCGTTATCACAAGGATAGGAACTTTGTTGTTCTTAACCCTGATCGCGCAAGTGTAAATCAAGATGCAGTCGTTAAGCTTCAAGCATGGGCAGGTAATATGACTTACCTAAATATGCGTAAGCTTGGCGTTTTATATAACTCATAATTAGGAGACTCAGAAAATGGCTTTTAGACTTAGTGATCAAATTCTTGGGGTTCCTGATCTCGATACAACCGACACAGCAGTACCAAGCTTGCCGCTTGGCTCTATTGTGCGCGGCGTAGATCCTACCTATGGAGAAGGGGAGTTTATCCTTCTTAAAGGTGTGGCTTCTACTGTTGTAGGTGATGCAGTTGTTTACGATAGCACTTTTACGACTACTCGCACTGTAGCCGCTTCACGCGGGCCAGTAGCTGTAGCGCTCAGTGCAAACGTAGCCAGCCAGTACGGTTGGTATCAAATCAGCGGCCTTGCAGTTGTTAAAGCTGCAACCGTTGCTTCTGGTGGCCCTGCACAGCTTACAGCAACCGCTGGAACGCTAGACGACACCACGACCGCTACGAACTACGTTGACGGAGCAGTATTCAAATCCGCAGATGGTACGCCATCAGCAGGATTTGCGATTCTCGCAATGTCGCGTCCTTGCGCTAACGGTAGGTAATTTAACTTGGAGCGGTCAGAAGTTTGGCCGCTCCTTATTTTTTAAGGGGATAAAATGGAAATATTGGAACAGCTCAAGCGTGACGCAAGCCTGTTACAGTCAAGAGGATTGCTTGTTAAATTCTACGCTAAATCAGTAGAGGATAAAGAAGAATCCAGCAAGGCAGGTTATCAGGTTTTTAAAACAATCGATTTCATAAATATCAAGTGGGATAACGACGATTCAGAAGTTGATAGACCAGTAAGATCAACTCTTCCCGATGGAATAGCGGTAGATTCAGCCGACGAAGTACCAGAGCATTTAATTCCAGATACGATCAAGTATTCTAGACAGTGGGATTCGTACAAAGCAGGGCGCGGCGATGATGTAATTGGGATACCTATTCACGTTCTATTCCCGAACGATCCAGGTAAAGCAGATACCTATAAATATATGAATATTTTAACGGTAGAGCAACTTTCAGAGACTCCAGACGCGACACTCCAAAGAGTTTTGAAAGGGCTTGCAGATAAAGAGCTTGCAAGAAAATTCATTTCTAAATCGCAAGATACATACGCAATAGAGCAGCAGCAAGCAGCTATGAACAATGCTAGAGAGGAGAACGATTTCCTCAAACAGCAATTAAAAGATTTACAGCTACAGATGAGCCGATTGGTAGAAGAGAAAATCAAGGCGGCAAAATCCGAGGGTGAAGCAGAAGAAAAAACAAAGAAAAAGAAAGGAGCAGACCCCGATGGAAATTAATTTAGCTTTAGATGCTGAGAAGGTTATAGCAACCTTTTCATTTAACGATAGAAACGTATTGGTTAGAGAGATTCAAGGCAAAGACTTCCCAGCTATTTTTAAGCATATAGAAGAGCTTGAAGCTACTGAAGGGGGGAAAGTTGAGTTTGACCAAGAAAAGAAATCATTTTTTTTTCGTAAGGTCGAGCAGCCAGCCGTTGAAGAAGAAAAGCCTTCTGAAAAGGTTATTGAAGAAGTAGTAGAACCAGTCAAAGAAGAAGGGGAGGTAGTAGAGTAATGAAACGCATACTATTAGCCATATTCTTAATACTTCCAGTTATAGCATCAGCCGATCCGGTTAGGCGTAATGAGAGCCAAACAACTATTTACAGCACAGAAGGCGATCTTGGCCCTCATGTTGCGGTGGATAGATTTGGTAATCAAATTATTTTAGCAAGGCCAGCAAGTCCAGCTAATTATTGGTCGTCTTGTTCTTCTACTATTACCGGAACATCTAGAACAGCAATTAAAACAGGGGTCGCGTCTACTCGTCTTTATACTTACTCGGTTACTTGCAGCAATTCGGGGGCATCAGCTTCTATTTTCAATGTAAGTGATGCAGGAGGAGCGGTTCAGGCGGTTGGAGCTTTAGCCGCAACGGTAGGAAGTTATACAGCAACCTTTCCAGTCCCTCTAAGAGGAACGGCAGGAAATGACTTGTCAGTGACTTTAGCAACAGCGTCTACAAGTACAATTTGTTGCGCTAACGGTTATACATCGGCAGATTGATGAACAAAGACCTACTAACAACAGTTAAAGACTTAGCCAAGCGACTTAAGATCGCAGCGCCGTCAACTGTTATAGGTAATACAGATCGCAATGTTATCGAGCTTCTTAATCTTGTTGAAGAAACAGGCAGAGACTTGCGAGATATGCATGATTGGGTTGAGCTTCAGAAAGAATATACGTTTGATTTAGTATCAGGGCAGGCAGCATATCAATTACCGACTGATTTTAATTTTCAGCTATTTAACACGCATTGGAATAGAGACAGCACATGGCCGTTGATAGGCCCTATCGATCCTAGTACGTGGCAAGAATATAAAAGCGGTGTTGTTACTTCATTGCCTAGGCAGCGTTTCAGAGTTAAGGGCTTAGGCACTTATCAGTTCAATATAGATCCAACGCCAGGATCGGGAGATGCAGGACAAACGCTTGTATTTGAATACTGCCACAATTCATGGATAAAGAGTGCGACCGATTGGGCAGCTAGCACGGTAGTTACTTTAAATTCATACATTAATTCAAACGATACCATTTATAAGGTAACTACCGGAGGCACTACAAGCACGACAGCACCAAGTCATGTTGTAGGGTCAGCTACTAACGGAACAGCAACGCTATTAGTTGTTAGCTATGACGTATTCACATCAGACACCGATTTGATTGTGCTCAACCAAGATTTAATCATTGACGGCGCTGAATGGAAATGGAAACGAAATAACGGTTTTGACTATCAAGAGCTGAAACGCGACTGGTCAGCTAGAATAGATCAAACAAAAACAGATTTAGAAGGTGCAACCATAGTTAATTTTGGGATTCCCCGATATAGGACACCGCTTTTAGGGCCTTGGAATATACCGGATTCAGGATATGGCAGCTAATGACACCCCTTTCTATAATAGTAATTATGATGATCGATATTACACGCCTTATGATGATTTAGATGCGTTAATGGCGCAGCAGCGTCAGCAGATTGCAGCGCAGCAAGGGACATCAACTCCAGGCGCTCAGTTTGGGGGTTTAGCAGGGAAAGCCGCAGGAACATACGCTGGTCAACAGGTTGGGTTATTGGGATCTGAAGGAACGGCAGCAGCCCCAACTACGCTAGGAGCCGAAGGGGCTTTTGCAACAGTGGGCATCCCTGCCGCTGTAGTTCTAGCGTCTGCCCTAGGTGGTCGATCTGGCCTTAATATGCTTAGTGGTAAACAGAAAAATTGGAAGGATGCTAGTTTAGCTGATAACGCTGGTCGAGCTACATTGGCGATAGCTACAGGAGGAATATCGGAAGGTGTAAATAAATTTTTTGGCGGTCATAAATCAACAAAACAAAGAAACCAAGACAGATGGAGCGGTTTATATAACGCTGGAAAAGTCCCTGATTTTTTTGTGTCAGATCCTAACGTCAATCAAGACATGGGTGTTGATGATAAAAAGCTTGCATCAGGTAAACTTGGTGGCCGTGATGTTTGGGCGACTTCCGGTATGTTCGATACTTTTGGGAAGAATTGGGACACCACAGGAACAGAGACTCAACGTGAGCAAACAGCAAAGAAAATGCTCGATGAAGGGCTATTAGATAGCACAAAGGGCGTCACCTACGTAACTAATAAAGATAGAGCAAAGTCAATCCTAGATGAAATTCTATCTCAGGGTAAGAAATGACAAAGGATTTAACCATTAGATCGGCGGTGATTCCTCCTCCTGTTCAAGGGTGGAATACTAGAGATCCTATAAGCGCAATGGACGCATTATATGCGGTTGAAATTGAAAATTTTATAGCATATGGGGGAAAAGTTGCTGTAAGAAATGGATCAACTCAATTCGCCACATTAGGATCGGCGGTATTCGCTGAAAAAGCATTAGGCTCTAGTGAGTATGCAGCAAGTAGTGGATCGCGTTATGCGGTTTCTGTATTAATTTCTGGGGGCAATGCATATCCATATTCTATAGATACCGGAGGGGCTACCACTAATATAAGCGGCGGTGTATCAGTAGCCGCATCAGCCGATACAATATTTTTCTGTCAGTATAAAAATAGAATTTATATAAAATCAAAGGGAAATACATTTGATGTGTATCACTGGACAGGGACAGGAAATATAGCCGCGTCAGGTTTTGTTGGCCCTAGTCTAGATGATAAAGCCCTCGGTTATATGTGTATTCATAAGAATAGAATGTATTTTTGTGGGCTTGATTCTCAAATCTGGTATACCGCATATGATTCTTTTGGATCGACTCTCACTTCATATGATTTAGGATCTCTAATGCCAAATGGGGGTTCGGTCATGTTTTGCGAGGCGATCTCCCCGAATCCAGCTAATAATAGAGAGCAGTTTTTAGTAGTAGTAACTACGACCGGAGATGTGCTTTTATTTTCTGGAACATATCCAGGAAGTACTGACTGGAGTATCGTAGGCACTTACTATGCAGGATCTCCAGTAGGGTACAGAAGCCTTATAAAATTTCAAAATGATATACTTCTAATTACTAAACAGGGGTTAGTCTCTGTATTATCATTAATGAATGGTTCTGCATTAGAAGATTCATATTTAAGCGATATCGTAGGAAGTGCATTTACTGAATATGTAAATTCTGCACTTTCAGGATCATCCCCTGATCTAATAGGTGGTGTTTATTATCCTTCTGGTAATTATATCTTAATTAGCTTCCCTAATTATGTATCGGGTGATTATAAGCAATTTACTTTCTATACTAAAAATAAATCATGGTGGTTATTTTCTGGATATACGACGCCTTATCTTTGGTTCACATTTAATAATGGAATTTATTTTAGTGGGCTTAATTATGGGAACATATATAAGGCCGATAATGGAGATTATGATATTAATGCGTCGGGGAGTCCAGCATCTCGATCATTAAAAATGCGTCCAGCCTATAACTTCCTAGGCTCCTCATCTCGCAAAAAAAGATTCTTATTTGCAGTCCCTCACATGTACCAATCAGAAGGAATGCAGCTAACAATGGATGCCGATGTCGATTTCCAAAATGTTGCAGCGACTCAAACAGTAACGCCGGATAACACTGATACTTCTTATAAGTATTACGCGCCAAAAGTAGGACTAGCAGCGGTTGGAAAGTGTGCATCTATACGCATAGATCAGACTGTAACAACAAAGAGAATGAGCATAGAAGCTATTGAGGTGTATTGGGAAGAGGGTGGAGTTTTATAGATTAGGGAGAATTTTATGTTTCAAAATAGAATGTATACAAACGCTAAAGGAGGTGATCCGGTTTCTGGTTCTTTGCCCTCGTTTCAGCAACAAGGGGGACGAGGGCTTCTTTCGTCTCCTCCAGAACTTCAAAAATCTATATATAGATTTCCACAAGGTCAAGCGCCTAACTTTAATCAACTTGGCAGCAGATTGTCTCAAGGTATTCAGCAAGGCCAACAGTGGGGGAGCGTAGACCCTTCTAGTCAAGGAAAGACTGGATCTATGAACAATATGCAACAAGCAGCGCCACAAACTCCAGTTAATCAAAATCAACAATGGGGAAGCGCACCAATGGCACCTCAAGCAATGACACCAAGACAAGAGACGAGACAAAGATTCTTAGAGAGACAAGGTAGAGCTCCTATGAATGCAG